GAAGTATGCTAAAGATTCTATGATCTTGCGTGATTCGGGTAAGTATTACGAGGTTGATCCTAGGGAGTGGAGAAAGCGGAAATCTTTTGACATTACGGTGGGCACGGGTCGGACGGACAAAGAGGCAAAGGTTTTGGCGTTGCAGGGTGTTTTAGCGTTGCAGCAGAACATAGCGGCGCAGGGTTTGATGAACAATCCTCTTTTAACGCCTCAGCATTTGTACAGGACAATGTCGGAGTTGGTGACGTTGTCTGGTTTGGGTGATGTAGAAAAGTATTTTGCGAATCCTGATGAGTTTCAACCTGCGCCACCGCCGCCTGAGCCTATGGATAAGGCGATGGACATTGAAGAGGGAAGAGTGGCGGCGGATGCGGCTTATAAGGCAGGATCGTTACAGGTTGAAGTCATGAAAACCCAAATCTCTCTTCAGAAACTGGAGCTTGAGAAAGCCAAGTTACTGATAGAACAGGGCAGACAGGTTGCTCAGGAAGAATCAAATCGTGCATTGATGATGGCTGAGCCGCCAGAGCAAGAGGAAGAGGAAGAAAAAAGTGAGGATTCTGAAAAAGAAAGCAATATGGAAAAGCAGATGGCATCTGTGAGTGAGGCTATTTCAAAGATTGGGGATGCCATTAAGGAGTTTTCGACTGCAAGTACGCAAAACACACAGAGTGCTTTATCTATGATACAGAAGCCAAAGCGCATTGTCCGTGAGAATGGTCGCGTTACGCGCATTGAAACAGAGTAGCCTTTTAAAATGTGGTCAAATCAGTATTGGGCAAAAACATACTGGGCAGGAAACTACTGGACACCGGCCATTACATCACCAAGCGTGCCTTCTATTGGTGGCGGCACATTGGAGATCAGAAGAAAAAGACGATGGGAAAAAGAAAAAGAGGTTCTTAAGTTTAGTCTTAGAAAAATAGAAGATCAAGAGTTACAAAGCATTGGACAAAAAATCATTGCTTTTGAGCAGCCAAAGGTTAAAAGGGTTGTCAGAAAACTTATTGATTATTCTCAAAACATTGAAAAGTCTAAAGTTTTAGACTTAGAGATTAAGCGGCTAGAGAAAGCATTAAAAACGCAGCAAATCCTTGAGGCTAAAGAAAGGCAAAAGCAAAAGGAATTACAAGATGCTTTGATGGCGCTTAAAGCTCTTTTAAAAGAAGATATGGAAATTATTGACATTTATCTGGAAATAGAACAAAAAGAAACAATGGCACTACTAAGTGCTATGAGAGTTATACTTTAGAAACGGATTGTATGGATTACGTTGCACTGTCAGATAAGGCTATGAAGGCAAGGGAGTTGTTAGATTGCCCTGTGTTTAAGTCTATCCTTACGGATGCGCGTATGTCTCTTGTGGATCAGATGATGTCATCAAAGCCCGAAGAAACCGTCATTAGAGAATCTTTTTATGCAAGGATCAAAGGTCTTGAATCAATTAACTTGATTCTTCAAGGAATTATCAATAAACACAATTTAAGCAAGGGATAACATTATGTCTATTGAATCTGCTATTGAAGCATACGAAAAAATGAAAAGCGCAGATGTTGCGCCTGTCGAACCAGAAAAGGTTATTGAGCCTGTAGAGGAAAACGTTCCTGCGGAAGAAAACAAAGAGCAAGAGCCGGCTGTGGAATCTTCTGAAGCCGCTGAAGAGGTTGTTGTTGAGGATTCTAGTCCTGATGATTTGATAGAGTTTCAGGTTGGCGAAGAAACGAAGAAGGTGCCATTGTCTGAGTTGGTGGCATCTTATTCTGAGAAACAGCAGCCTAAGGATGTTGGGTTGCCACAGGATGTTTTGGACATGAAACAGCAGCTTATTGAAAAGCTGGATGTGATGGAGAAAATCCTTTCTGATAATTCAGATGTTGGTGCGAGCCTTTCACAAATCAATGCGTTAATTCAGCAGGCGGCAGCGGAAGAAGATTGGACAGAGGTTGCCAAGTTGCAATATCAAAAGCAATCCATTGAAGACCAAGCCAAGGCACGGGGCGAAGCGTTGCGTAAAATCCGAGAGGAAAAGCAGCAAGAGTCGAATCAATACAACGAGGCTTTTTTCAGAGAGCAACATAAAATTTTAGAAAAACGCGCACCTGATTTGTTGAAAGACAATGGCTTACAAAAGGTTGCTGAGTTTGTATCCAAAACTTATGACGTCCCTCAAAACATTGTGGCAGAGATAATGGATGCTCGGTTTTTTGTGATGGCTAAAGATGCAATGTCATACAATGACATGAAAATGAAATCCTCGGAGGTTTTGAAACCTGTGAAAGAGGCACCTAAGGTGATAAAGCGTTCTGTTGGCAAGGTGACGGTTACGGACAGCGATATTAAGCAATCCAACATTCGCACGTTGCGGGCTAATATACGAAATGCGTCCAGCCAATCAGAAAAGCTCGACACTGTAGCGGCATTGTGGAGCACCCTAAAACAAAATTAACCTTTTAAAAGAAAGACAATCTTATGGCTTTACCTACAAATGCTGTTGACACCTACACGGGTGCAACGTCCAACCGAGAAGCGTTTATTGACGCTATCTACAACGTATCCATGATGCAGTGTCCGTTTTTGACGGAGATTTGCAAACGGACAACCACAACGGGGATAACCCATCAGTGGCAAACTGTAACCTTGCGTGCCCCTGCGGCCAACGCAAGAATTGATGGTGATGATGCTGCAACCTTGCAAAACACGGTCTCTGTGCGTCCGACAAACAACACACAGATTTCTACTTTGACGGCTGGTGTTTCTGGAACACAAGAAAGTGTAAACAAAGCGGGGAACAAAAGTGAGTATGCTAAGCAGGTTGCGTATGCGTATCAAAACCTTATGCGCGACATGGAGTTTATTTTAACGCAAAATCAGGCTCCTGCGACGGGTGCAACCAACACGGCAAGACAACTTCGTCCTTTGGAAGGTTGGTATTCTACCAATGTGTCTCGTGGTGCTACTGGTGCCAACGGAACATCATCGGCGGCAGCAACGGATGGAACACAGCGTGCTTTTACAAGAACTTTGTTTGAGAACGTTCAGCAATCCATTTTTAACAATGCTGGTCCTGGTACCAAAACGGTTATGATGACAACTGGTCAAAAGACGGTGTTTGAAACCTTTGACTGGTATGCAACAGTTAAGCGTCAAGACACATCGGACGGGCGTTTAACAGCGGCTCTTGAGATCATTGCAACCTCTTTTGGTGAAGTGAAAGTTGTTTTGAATGCGTTTTCTCGTGCGCGGACGGTTCACATTTTGGATAACGACATGTGGGAAGTTCCGTTTTTGCGGGAATTGCAAGACACTCCTTTGGCTAAAAGTGGAGACAGTGAGCGTTTTATGGTTCTTGCAGAGTATACTTTGCAAGCCAGTAACGAGCGTGCCTCTGGCGTTATTGCAGACTTAACCTAAACACAAACGAAAGGTTCTTTTTATGGATAAGAAATCAATGAATCCTCCCGTTAAAGGCCGCACTATGCCAAATAACGCGAAGAAACCAGGTCAGGAAAGTATGTTTGCGAAATGCAAGCCTACGCCGATGATTGACCCTAAGTTTAAAAAGAAGTAATGGAGAGGGGGGAGGGTCTTCCCTCCCCTTTTTTGTATGACAGAGATTGTTAAAAGACAGGTTATAAACGGCATCAAAACAGATTTGGTTTTGGATGGTGACGATGTTCACGTTCATCGGTCTTATGTTGGCGATACGCAAAAAAAGATCAATGAATCGCGGCAGGATGCTCGTGATGCTAGTAAAAAAATGTGGCATGGCAATAAAGATCATGTGCCTATGTTTCGTTTAGATGAATTGGAATTGGCTTTTATTCGTAAGCATTATGGTCATGACATTACAAAAGACGTGCCTGAATTGATACGGGTTATTGAAAAGCATTTTCCACACGCAAAAGTTTTTCACGGGAGTATGGTGTGACAATAAAACGCAGAGGGCGACCCCCCAGAATTATTAAAAACCAAGATGGTGAACACGTTTTGGTAGAAAACAAAGAGACGTTGCAAGACACATCAGACTCTGTTGATCCTTTTCAGGTTGATGAAAACGCCTTGCGGGACAATGATTTAGACTTTTCTTGCGTCAAAAACAAAAATGCGAGTGGCATGGATTTTTCTGGGACAGACTTTAGCGGGTATGATATTCGTGGGTTTGTGTTTAATCGGTGTAACTTCACGGGATGTGATTTTACTGGATCATGTTTGCAGGGTGTGGTTTTTAAGGACTGTACGTTAAAAGACATTGTCACGACAGATGCCGATCTCAGATGGAGCAGTTTAGATGCCAGTTGCCATCAGTAGTTATTCAGAGTTGGTTGCAGCCATTCGTCGGTATTTTCCTCGCAGTGACGATATAACGGCGGATATTGATTTGGCTATAGCTTTGTTTGAAAACTATGTAGATACGTCGTTTTGGCCTCAGGAAAAGAAAAACGAAGTATCCCTGTCGGTGACAGCGGGGTCATCTACAGTAACCTTGCCTTCGGATGTTTTGAGTGTTTATGATGCCACAATTTCTGGGAATCAGACGTTACGGTCTGGGTCCTTAAAAGATATTCGGGAAGCGAGAATGACGGGATACTCTGGTAAACCAGAGGTTTATGCGGAAAAGATCACGCATAGCAACGCCTTAAATACGGATGTTATAACAAGCGCGTTAGAATTTTATCCCACCAGCGACTCGAACTATACGATAGATGTTGTGTATTGGATGAAACTGTTGCCATTAAGCAACACACAGACGACAAATTGGTTATTGAGGCTGGACCCATCTTTATATTTGTATGGGTCGTTAGCGCATATCCCGCCGCGATTTAGTGATGAAAATAAGATGGCGGCGTGGCAGGGTATGTTTGATCGTCGTTCTTCGGCATGGTTTAGCCGTGAGACTGTAAGAAAGACAGTAAGTGAGCGTGTATTTAGGCGTCCGGCAGGTCTTATATGACGTTTACGGATATGATTCCTTTTGGCCCATGGCGGCCTGATATGGGGTCGTATAGGAACGATGGCAATCTTGTCATGGCTAAGAACGTATTGATTCAAGGTACGGATTATGTCCCTTTTAAGACATTAAGTGAACAGACAGGTGCATTGCCCAGTGATGTGATTGGGGCGGCTCGGTTTCAAACGCCTCGTGGTTTGCAGTATATTTTTGCTGGAACGAAGACGCATCTGTATCTGTTAACGGGGTCAAATACATGGTCTGACGTGAGCGGGACAACGTACAATTCTTCGGCAACGGATTGGCGGTTTGATCTTTATGATGAAGTGGTTTTGGCGACAAACTTTGAGAATGTCCTTCAGCGATATGACACGACTGTAGGGGGGACGTTTGGGAATTTAGCGGGTAGTCCACCTCGGTGTCGGGATATTGCGGTATCCAATTCATTTTTGCTTGCCTTTAACCTTGTAGATGGTGGGACGGATCGTTACACCCGCCTGAGATGGTCAGCACAGGGCCTCATAACGGACTGGACGACTTCAGGGCTAGGGGCGGGCTTTAATGATGTTAGAGAGGACGTAGGAGGCACTGGGCAGCGTGTGATGGCCCTTAATGACTATGCGGTGTTGTTCTTTACGGATTCCATTTATCGGGTGGAATACATTGCCCAGCCAGCATCGTTTGGATTGCGGCCTTTGCCAAGGGGTCGTGGGACGTTAGCCCCCAATTCTCTTGTGAGGGATGGGAGTGTTATTTATTATTATGGGACAGATGGGTTTTATGCTTTTGACGGGACCAATTCTGTGCCTATCGGGGAAAACAAGATTGATCGGTATTTTTATGATCTTGTGGACTTTGGAAAGTTAAGAAGCATTCAGGGTGCCCGTGATCCTGTGACTAAGAATATTTTATGGAGTTTTGCGTCTATCAATTCTCCCAATGGGTATCCTGATATGATGATATCTTATAACACGTCGTTGCAGGAATGGACGGTCATTCAGTATCCTGTGCGGTTTTTGTTATCGTCGTACACGACAGCCCAAACGCTGGAAACGTTAGAGACGCTTTACGGGTCTATTGATAACATTCCTGGGTCTTTGGATGATCCGATTTATGCGGGGGGTTTGCGTGTGTTTGGTGGGTTTTCGTCAAACAATAAGTATGGGGCGTTTAGTGGTGCATCTTTGGAAGGTGAACTGCACACAGAGGATTTTCGGTTAAATAAGAATGGTCGGGCGCATTTAAGTGGCCTTCATGTGGTTACGGATGCAACGGTTATGGTGGCAACAAATCACAGAAATTTGCAGACAGAGATGCCAACGCAAACGTCGTTTGGTGCCATTAACACAATAACAGAA